AGATTGTCCTAATTGATTGGTTCGACTGGCTAGACGAGCAGAAGGAAATGGCAAACCTGAAGCAGCGAGTGCATCTACTTGAGAGAGCCATTATTGAGCAAGCAGGGGGAGGTGAGTGATGAACCAAGAAATGTGGATGCTCATCGTTGGAATCATCTTGATCCTTTTAGGATTCATACTCCGTTCAGACAGGGGGTATTGATGAGCGACAAAGCGATGGCCTTGACCTGCTTTACTATCGCTTCCATGACTGACGCGCGAATCACGCAATTCCTCATAGGGTTGGGAATCGCAGCAGAAGGCAACCCGCTGATGGAAATCGCAATGAACTCTATGCCGCATGGAATGTGGATAATCAAAGCGATGGTTTCTTTGATCTTTCTTTTGTTACTGCGCAAGCTTTCAATCGAGTTCCTGATTGCATTGACCGGCGGAATGTGCGTGGTGCTTGCGTGGAACTTTGGATTGCTTGCAACTTGGTGTCTCTTTTCCTTTGCGAGGTAAACTAGATGAACGGAAAGGGCGATTCACCAAGGCCGGTGAATCAGAAGAAGTACGAATCAAACTACGAAGAGATAAAATGGAATGACAGAAGCTCAGTCGATTGCAAGAGTTGTGAGATCGGTTGTCGATACTTTCAGGAGACGGGGGTGGTCTGTTTCCCAGTGCAGGAGCAACAAGAGCCTGAGCAGATACGTTTACGCAAAGAAGGGAAACAGAAAGCTCAAAGTCAGAGTGAGCGACCATCGCCCTAACCGGCGCACTGTTTGCGATCTGAGTTACATCCCGAGATACTACAGGCAGAAGCAACTAGCATCGTTTCTCGATGGGAAGAAAAGAAGGCCAAGGAGCAGGCGTGTAAAAAAACATCAACGATAGGGAGATCGTGGCATGGCAATTCTCATTATCTGGGTGGGTGTATCGAATCTGTTTGGATCACTTGCGGTTCCAGACCACTTCGACGTTATTGAAGTAAATCATCTGCACGACGAATGGGGACGACCTCGGTTGACGCAAATGATCTTCTGGGACTTTGACCAAGGAAGGAATGCCCACGTCTGCCAAGGGTACATTGTGTTCCAAGATTGCTACGTCAAAACAGCAGAGGGAGAAGCGGAGTGGGACAAAAGGGTAGAAAAGGCTTTGTCTGGTCTTACTCTCATGGAAAGAGCGGAGGCTCGCAAGCATCTTTCATACGCTGGAGACTACCATCCACCGATCTCCCATCCAGTGAGGCTTTGGAGGAAAAAGGTTTGGAGGAGTCGATTCATTGATAGTCAAGGTGTTTACCGATCAATCACAGCTCCCAGATTCTGGGAAACAAGATCGCAGTCTGATCCAGAGGTTGCCGACCGAAGCCTTAACCCCGTGTCGAGCAGGCGCGGTTTAACAAAGCTACGCTAGTCTTCCTGAGGCACAAGGATGTCCACATTCTCTATACATGATCGCAGGATCGTATATGTGTTTGTGTTGTGGTCGCACTTCCTGCGTTTATTGGCGTAGCACCAAGCACCAACAATGACAGATCGTGATGTGACCTGAATCACTCTCCCGAACACCGTAAACTTTTCTGCTTTGGAAACCTTGGGACTCTCAACGTGATCGAGAAAAGTCACGGCAACGATGTCGTTTGATTTCATTTCAAATCCTTCGCTAGTTTTTCCGGCATCGGCTCAAAATAAGCTGTATGTCCATCTACCACGACTGCACATCCGAGAACGCTTTTCGCGTTATATTTCCGTCCATATTCAAAGTGCAGTGACTTATCGTTTACTCCGCATCCCGTCTGGCAACCAAAGATTCGATGCTTGGTGTTTGCTAGATACTCCACGCCTCCTTGTTGGTGCAAATGTCCTTGAACTACAGAGCAGTGTTCAGCGGAGGCGTTTGACAGTGCAGCCATCCGACCGCCCTTTCCTTTGTCTCCATGCCGGTACAGGACGCCCTCTATTCGTAAATCTGTGTAGCGAGGGTGGACCTTCCACGGAACCTTCCAGATTTGCCCCGGCTTCCGCAGGTATTCGTGAGGCAGACCAACTTCATCTGCCCAGCGCCAAGGGAGTATGTCGTGGTTTCCGAGAAGCCAGTCAGCTTTCGGAAATAGCTTTATCAGTCGGTCGATCTGCTTTTGCGCCTTCTCCTTTTCGGCAACTGGGTTCTTCAGGCTGGGGTTCTTCCTGTGAAAGTTTAAGGCAAGGTTGTCCACAAGATCACCGATATGAACAACGCGCTCGCACTGCCATTGAGAATGAATTTCAGCCAGCCAGTCGGGAAACCGAGGGTGCATAGCAGGGCAGTGGCAGTCAGGTATAACAAGAACTCTCACTCCAGCCTCCATGGTTTGAATCAGGTGGAATCTTGCTCATCTAAAAAGTTGAGCGTCCATTCAACAGAGGACATCCTTCTGTTGCCCACCTTCCGAGTCTTTAGCTTGATTCTACCTTTGCCGGTAGAAACTCCAAATAAATACCAATTCCTAACCGTTGACCTAGGAACGTCAATGATCCCTTGCTTTCTCAGCTCTGCCCTCAAGTCAGTGAGTGGCATCAGCGCTTTCGATTGCGAGTGGCTTTCTTGTGTCATCAAAAAAAACAATCCCCGATGGCGTGTATTTCAGTTTAAGTCTGGCCGATGGCGGCTAAGTTGCTTGCTATGGTTCTTCACGCATACGAGATTTATGGCACTGATTTCGTATTTCACAAAAACGAGTGGAACTAATGCCAGACGACGACCTGAGCGCAGAAGAGCAAGAAGCTCTCGAAAGTGCGAGCGACGAGCTGGATGCTCAGGGAGAAGTTGAAGAAACAAATGCAGAGGCTGGAAATTCCCCGTCTCCAACTCTGCAAAGCGGTGGCGGTGGCACGGAGGCCGCCGAAGCCGAAGCAGGGTGGCAAAGCACTTTGCAAGAAGCTGGTTTCCAGACATTTGACAATGTTGATAATGCGGTAAATGCGCTTGTTGAAAGCAATCGCCAGCGCGATAGTCAGATCCAACAGTACGCTGACCAGCTCAGATTCTATCAAGATCAACTAAATTCACGCCAGCAAACTACACAGCAGGAACAGTATTCACCTGAGCCGCAAAAGCCAAGCGACCCACTTTCAGAGATTGTCGATGGATGGGAAGACCCTTCTTTTGCCAACCAGTGGATCGAGACAGATCACGAAGGCAATCGCTTTATCTCAGAGGAAGCGGACGATGAGACGCGCGAAAAGATCCTTGGGATTGACCGGAATCTAAAGAAATGGCAGCAGGTCCTTCAAGACCCGCGAGCATTTGCCAAGGCCATAGATCAGCGCGTCGATGCAATGATCGCTGATCGGTTTGAGTCAAACTACCAGCAGAAGCAGAGCCAAGCGCAGGAAGACCAAGCCGTTGATTCATTTGTAAGCAGCAATGCAAACTGGCTGTATGTTAAGGACCCAGCGACAGGCGAGTTCGTGACTGACCCTCGCACGGGTGAGTTTGTGTATAGCGATCACGGCAGTCAGTTTCTGGGGCACATGAACTCTGTCGCGAAAGATGGCGTGTCTTCAGTTTCAAGTCAAATTCGATACGCATCAATGGCAATGGGCCTCGGGTCAGGTTCGCAGTCGGGCCAAGCAGCCAGCTCAGGAGCGCCCGAAAGCTCAGCGTCTATGGCACAAAACCAGCGCGCAGCGATGCGAGGAAGAAGCAATACAGCTCGGGGCCGGCAGTCGTCTTTTAATGGCGTCAGCACGGAACCAGCCAGCGGCAATGCAGGCCGCAACGAGATGTCCTTTGGTGAGGAAACACTGGCCGCCATGAAAGCAGGCGAGTGAGTTTTTTTAACAGCTCCACAACGTAGGGAGGCGAGTCATGCCAAACAGTGGATTTCAGAATTTTGATCGGTTTGCATGGGCGCGTTCCTTGCATACTACGATGCCTAAACTTCTTCGTGAGGTTGAGGACACGGCAAAGAAAAATTACCAGATTATGGCCCTGATGGAGGCCGGTGGCCGAATCAGCACCAATCATGGTGGTGAGGGTATCCAGTGGCCTGTGCGCTACAAGATGCACAAGGCTGTCGGAGCAACGGGTGAGAACTCTCGAAACTTCACTCCAAGCGCCAACTTCAAGCACGCTGCGATTGATTATCGCGGCTATGAAGTCACGGACAGTATCAAGCGCCGTGAGATGGAAAAGAACAAAGGCGAAGCAGCGATCATTAAAGTCCTTGATGGCTTTGCTGAGCGACTGAAAGAGTCTTTGATTCACGAGCTTGGTCCGCAGTTTTATGTAGACGGAAACGATGCAGAAAACGAGCGGTTCTGGCACGGCTTCAAGACGCTTTCGCGCACTGCTGGCAACACTATCAAAGCTGACGGTAGTGGAGTGCAGAGTGCAACAGGCGGCGCAAATGCTGATAAGGTATTTGCTCCTTCCGACAGCTATGCAAACTTGTCTTGTGTCTTGGGCAACTACGGTGGCTCGCAGCACGATTCAAGCCTTCCATGGCCTGAAGGCACGCAAGACAGTCAGTACGACTTTTGGTCGCCGCTGATTGTTCAACGCGACTCGACTGCGTTTAGTGGCTCCACTAACGGCGAGAAGCTTGAGAAAGCTATTCGCTACGGAATCACCCACGCAACTCGTAACTCGACAATCGACGGTCAGATCACAAACGTGTTCGTCGACCGAAGTCTGTTGATTGACCTCAAGAATTTCAACGATGGTCGTCAAACCATCGAAGTTAAGAACGCTCCTGATTCGTTGGTCAGTCTTGGATTCCGTTCGGTGTTCAAATTCGATGGTATCGAGATTTCGAGCGAGAACGCTGTACCTGCTGGCTACGCTTTCGGAATCAACCTTGCGTGCATGGAGCTTCTTGCTCTGACTGCTAACTTGTTCGAGGACGAAGGTGGCCCTCAGTATGACATCAACACTCAGTCGATGAATGCTGTCGTCAGCACCTTGTCTAACCTCAAGTACAAGTCGCCTCGCAACTTCGTCGTGTGGAAGCCTAACAGCGAACACACCTCCTGATATTTCTCACTCTCCTTTTCAAGGAACCTCAACATGCAAGACAGCATTGCAGATTTTGGACTCGGTGAGACTATCACCGGAACGAACGACGACAGTGTGCTTATCAACGGCGCTCTGGTTGGCCGTGAGTACACCTTCCCTGTAACCGAAGAAGTTGCGAAAGCTCTCCAGATGAGCAATCGCGTCGTTGGTCGCCGGGTAGTTGCTCGAATCATGCGTAACACCACAGGCGATCACGTTTTGGCTGCTGGTGAGATCATCCTTGTTGAAAACACGGAAGGTCACGAAGGTCTTGGTAAAGCCAAAGACCTTTCAGCGGCAGACGAGCGTTGCTGCTTGGTTGTGGACCCAGCACTGGGTTCTTCAACTGTAGCCCTGAACGACTTGTTCTACGCCATCGTCAAGGGACCAACAAAGGTCAAGCAGCCTGCCACTAGCGCACCATCTCTTGTGGGTGGTGATGTAATTAAAGCAGGCGATGATGGACGATTGGCAAAGGGCGCAGTTGGATCAGACCACGGGATTCTTTTGGGAACTGTCGTAAAAGCAGACAACTCAACCGAAGATGCCTTGGTAGAGGTTGAGCTTGCCCCTGAATGGGTCTAGTTCAAAGCTCGTAGCAAATGAGTTATAAGCGGACGAGCCGCCACAATGGTTCGTCCGCTTTTTTTGTGCAGGAACAGAATGGTTAGCAGAAGACATCCAGCCGAAGATCCAATCAAGGCAGTCGATGAAGCTGTCGGGGTTAAGTTCTGCACCAGCTGCGGCGCGAGGAAGGAACTGACAGAGTTCCACAAAGATGAATCCAAAGAGGATGGACACAGAGATACATGCAAGGAATGCCGCGCAAAAATCAACGAACAGCGCAAGCAGGACCGGCTCGACGCAAAGCTTGCTGAGCTGGAAAGAGAAGGCTTGGAAACGCTTGCCACGCTCAGTTCAGGAGGAAGCTTTGATCCGCACATAAACGAGGTGTTCGAGGCAATGCTTCGTCCTTTCGGTGGAGTGAATGGATGGGCCAAGAACCTGTTTGCTACTTACCTTGCTTGTGAGCCGGGCAGTCAAAAGCGAGTCAAGATACATGACATGATGATGCAGCTTGCCGGAAAGGTTACATCTCTTGGTCTTGCTGAAAGGCAGCTTGACATGATGGAGGAGCGTGACCTGCTGAATGTCATGCGGCAACACTTGGTTGAATATCAGGAAAGCAACAAGCTTCCCTCAACAGCAGTCCCAACCCTCGAAGGAGAGGTCGTTGACCTAAAGGAGACTGACGTTGAACATGCCGAATAATCAACCGGAGATGAGCAGCTACGCAAAGAAGAAAGCGCTCAAGATCGCAAACGAGATTGCAAGAAGGCGGGTCTCTGCGCTTAACCTTTACGTTCCTCAGCCCACACAGGATGATTTCCACAGGTGCAATGCTCCCGAAGCAATGCTCATGGGCGGCAACAGAGGCGGCAAGTCACTCGCAGCATTCGTGGAGATAGCTCGCGCCGTTCAAGGAAAAGACCCTCACGGAAAGTATCCAGTTAAAGACGGCATCTGTGCAATCGTTGGCTTCAAGGCGTGGCACATCGGAAATGTTATTCATAATTACCTATTCAAAGCTGGCGCATTCAAGATAATCCGGGACGAAGAAACAGAACAATGGCGAGTGTATCGGCCATGGGTTCCGCAGGACTTGAAAAGAAAATCCGAAGCTAAGCCAGCTCCGCCACTAATACCTCCTCGAATGATAGAAAAGTTTGTCTGGCAGGACAGGGCAAAGAATATCTTTTCCAATGTTCATCTTAAAAACGGATGGGAGATCAAAGCGTTCTCCAGTCGCGCAAAGCCAGAGCAAGGATTTCAGGCAAACCTGCTGGCGATTGACGAAGACATCCTTGACCCGTCATGGTACGAGGAAGCCGCCGGACGCTTGATTGACAGGTCCGGTCGTCTGATATGGTCTGCGCTGCCGCACATGGAAAATGATGCGATGCAGAGGTTTGTCGAGAGAGGCGAGGCCCAGCAAGACGAGCATGAGCGCGGAGGACCGGAGCCAACAACCAAAGTCTTTCGCATAACAATGGAGAGCAATCCTTACCTGCCCGAGGCCGCCAAGAAAGCAGCAATCGCTGGATGGAAATCCATGGGGGAGGATGTTTACCGAAAGCGCGCTCTTGGCGAAATGATGACCGATACCGTTCTCATGTACCCAAACTGGGACAGAGGGGTTCACGAGGTCCATAGGTACAGCGAACAGCTCACTGAAGTAGCTCAGTTTTCCAAGGCAGGGAAGGTTCCGCTTAACTGGTGTCGAAGGCTGGCTGTCGACCCCGGACACGACACCGGGGCAGCTGTCCTGATCGCAACCCCGCCATCAGAAAAGTTCCATCTTGTTTACGGCGAGGTGTATATTCGGCAATGTACTTCTCGCCTGATCGCTCAAGCGCTAGACAAGGTAAGTACATCCGTGTGGTTCCAAACTTTCATCATTGATGCGCACGGCGGAAACCTAACTTCCATAGACACAGGTATAGCACCACGGGAAGCCTATGAGCGGGAGATGAAGTCTCTCGATGTAGAATGCGTGGAAACAAAACACAGGTTTATTCCCGGATGTAGTGTAATTGCATACAGAGAAGAGATCCTCAGGAGTATGCTCTCTATTGACGGGACTGGCGCACCAAGGATACTTGTTGACTTCGATGCGTGCCCTAATCTTGACCGTGAAATGAAGCGGTTTCGCAAGAAGCGGGCAAATGGAGTTGTGACCGATACAGGAAACCGGCGAGCCAACACGCACGCAATCGAGTGCTTAGAGTATCTTGCTGCTTATCTCCAAGACTCAAACAAGCAATACATCAAGCCGAAAGGCGTAAGAAGAAAACTCACGGACGGGCAGAGGCGCGTGCGAGCTTTCCATCAGAGAAAGCGACAGCGGCAGGAGGCCATGAATCCGTTTGGGGTAACCCAGACAATCATCCTCGGCCCTACAGGATCATATGATGGCTAAAAAAAGAGCAGTAACTCGACGCGCTCCGGCGCAAGAAAACAAGCAGCTTCCTGAACCAGCAGAGGAGAAGACTGAAGATGCGCCCATTGGGCGCGCCCCAGAGCCAGATCCAGAACCAGAAGACAAGCCTTGGAAGATGCCATCGGTTTCGCGCGGTCAGCCAGTTATCTTCTATCCTAGGGGAACCATCTCCAAGAGAAACGCCGATCTTGGATTTGTTGCCACAGTAGGAGAGAGCGCCATTGGCATCGCTTACAGGAACCAAGGTCTGGACGAGTGTTACCACAGGGACGATCCAAGGCTGGTAGACAACCCAGAGATAAAGAATGAAATCGGCGGCATTTGGGAGTTCACCAGCGATCAGATTAAAATTCTGGATCGGCTCGATGAGCTAGAACGTCGACTCAACAAAATTGAAGGCTAGAGAACAGTCATGGATGAGTACAGCCCACAGAAGCCGAACAGCTACCCGTTGCAGCCTGTCGTTGACCGATGGAAGCGGGTCTTTGAAGCAGCCCGCAAAGAACGAAAGAAGAAGTTCGATGTGTATGCAGACGAGGCCATGCAATACTTTGACGGGCCGGTCAATCATATGTGGAGCCAGTACAAAGCTTCCAAGAAGAGTTCAGGATCTGGTCATGATGGATTCTTGGCGCCAGATGTTCAGCTTCCTCAGTTTGAGATGAGCGTGAATCGGATCTTTGAGGCTGTGTCAATTTTCGGGCCAGTCCTCTATCACCAGAACCCAATTATTGCAGTGACCCCGAGAGAGAATCCGGAGGTCTCCATAGAGACATTCTATGCCGGGAACCTAGAGGCGCAGCAGATACTTGCTATGGATCAGGCGATTGCACAGGGGATTGTTCAAGACCCGTTCATCGTCGAGTCCTACCAGCGCCTTGTCCAGCAGTATCAGCAAGTGGTCAATACCGAGGAAAAAGCTTCTCAAGTAGACAAAGATCACGCCCACATACTCGAAGCTGTCTCGAACTATGTCCAGCAAGAACAAAGCAAGCAAGACGAAGCAAGGCTGGCGATCACAGAGGCAATCATCACTGGGCTTGGACTGCTTGAGATCAAGGTCGAGCAACCGCCGGGGGGAGGGCCGAAGATCGCTCGCAGTAGATACCGTTCAAACAAAGACCTGCTGGTAGATCCAGATGCCACATACTGGAGAGATTGCACATGGATCGCCCTGAAGACATGCGAGCCTGTCAATATTGTAGAGGAGAAATTCAACTTGCCCAAAGGAAGCTTGAAGGGTAAGTACGCCCGGACAAGTACAGTTGAAAACTCAAGAGGCCGCAAACGAAACGGTGACGGAGGTTACGCAGGAGCAACCCACGACCTTGTCGAGTACTGGGAGGTCTACTCAAAGAATGGGGCAGGCCAGAACATTAAGATGAATGACAAGGATCGCAAAGTCAAAGGACTCGATGCGCTTGGCGACTTTGTTTATCTGGCAATCTGCGAGCAGTGCCCATACCCACTGAACCTTGCACCGGGTGTCCTTGAGACCCAAGACATGGAGCTAGTTCTTGAGAGAACGTCATGGGAAGTTCCTTACTGGGATGACTACATGAGCGATGGAGGATGGCCGATCTGTCGCCTTAGCTTCTACAACAAGCCTCAAGAGATTTGGCCGATCTCGATGGTGAAGCCTGCCTTGGGAGAACTCAAGTTCATTAACTGGTGCATGAGCTTTATCGCTGACAAGGTGGCAGTTGGCTCTAAGCTGTACTGCGGTGTTCTAAAGGAAGCGGGTGAAAGCATTAGGTCGCAGCTCACCAGTGGAAACGGCCCATTCTCGATTATCGAGCTAGAAAGGATTAGCGGAAGAAATATCAACGATATGGTCAGTTTCCTGCAAGCGCCAAACTTCAGTATTGACATCTGGAACATGGTTGCTCAGGTGAATGCAGCCATCGACAAGAGGCTTGGACTGACAGAGCTGATGTACGGAATGTCAGGCAGGCAGATGCGTTCCGCTGCTGAAGCGCAGTATCGCCAGCAAAACATTAACGTGCGGCCAGACGACATGGCTTCGCGGGTAGAAGACTGGCTGAGCTTGACAGCGACAAGAGAGATTCAAGCGATCCGATACACAGCGGAGTTTGAAGACTTGGTTCCAATCATCGGCCAAACGGCAGCGCAGGTGTTTGTTGACCAGATACTTACAGATGAAGTATCGAGGATCACAAGAGACTTCCGTTATCGCGTTGAAGCGGGGACAGCAAGGAAGCCAAACAAGGACACCCAAATCAGCCAGCTCACTGACATCGGGCAGTACATACTTCCTGTAATACAGCAGGCAATGATGAGCGGAATAACTCGACCTTACAACGCCTACATGGAAGCTCTTGGGCGAGCCATGGACATTGAAATCGACCACTTCCTTCTGGGGCCAGAGGAGCAGCAGATGTTGATCCAGATGAACGCCCCTCCTGAGCCGCAGCAACCACAAGGGGAACAGCAATGACTTTGCCTCCGCACAGAATCGCCAGTATCGAGGCTGAAATGGATGCGGAAGGAATCCGTGACATCTATGACCATCTCATCGAAGAAGGTGAAAGCCCAAACATGGCAGCCATGCTCGCTTCTATGAAGGCTCCCGGATCGTGGAATACAGGGAAAGACTTTTCTAAGCGTGAAAACGAAAGAATGAAAAGCTTGGACGATCAGCAGCGAGAAGACATAACAGAGCTGGCCAAGAAATCCGGCATTAGTACTCACGGAAAAACTTACAACGGGCAGCTCGGGGGGTACACGGACCCGATGGCTTGGGTTTCCGATACGACAGATGTCAAGAACGCAGCAGTGGCAAAAGAAATGGAAATTGACGGGATGGTTAAGGTCAATGCCTACCGGGGGCCACGGAAGAAAGTTCGCCTAGCAAAGGACATTGTTGACAGGATTGAAATGCAAAACAGGATGAAAGATCCAAAGCTCGACGAAAAGTGCCGAAAGAGCGATAATGCAAGAACAGAGCTTCGCAACAAGATCGTCGATAAGCATGGCGCAAAAAAGAAGGATTAGAAATGCCGAGTCAGGATAAGGGTGCGTACAAGCGAAAAGCAAAGCCATCATCTGGAAAGAAAGAATCTAAGGTCAACGAAGCCGGGAATTACACAAAACCCGGAATGAGAAAAAGGATGTTCAATAAGATTAAGTCCGGTGGCAAGGGCGGAAAGCCCGGCCAGTGGTCTGCACGGAAGGCGCAGATGCTTGCACTTGCTTACAAGAAAGCAGGTGGGGGGTATATGGACTGATGGCAAAGCTCGAATCACAGAGAAGTCTTGAAAAATGGACTTCAGAGAAATGGCGCACAAGTGACGGAAAAAGAGCGCGGCGCAAGGGAGGGACTGTCAGATACCTCCCCGACTCCGCTTGGAAGTCGCTTAGTCCAGCAGAAAAAAGAGCAACCAACGCAAGAAAGCGAAGGGGTTCAAAGAAAGGAAAGCAGTTTGTGTCTAACACGCCGGCAGCCAAGAAGGCAGGGAAGCGAGCAAGATCGTGACGTAAAAAACGGCTGCTAGTTTAGTGGCAAGGAGATCAGGAATGAACAGGTACCTAATGAGCAAAGAACAGATGGATACTGTCCGGGCAGAGACTCGCCTTGCTTACCTATCTACTGCCAAGAGGTTCTTGAATCCTGTCCTCAACAAGCCAGAGATCAGGAGGATGGCAATAGGTGAAACGAGATCGAGACTCATTGAGTCAGGAAGGTTCAGCTCGATTCTAGGAAGTTTGCTTCTCGCCGTAGCTATGAAGTTTATCGAACGACTGATCGACAAGTGGATCGACGACGAGCTGTTTGCAGTGGATACCATCTCACAGACATCATCAAAAGGAGAGCCGGGCTATGCTGAGAAATAACAAAAGCTTTCAGTTTCTAGTTGGTTGCTTCGTCTTGTTCCTCGCATGGAAGCTTTATGCGGTCGGGGTGTTCGATTGGTTTTTGAAAGAGGACACAGAAGGATTCGAGAGTGTTTCGCTGGTTACGCTTCTGATTACTGCGGCAGTGAGTGCAGTTCAGATGGTAGGTCTGTGTGCCATATTGGTAGTGGGGGGGCTTGCTCCAGCAGCAGAGAAAGCTGTCGATTACATCAGGGCAAAGATGCCAAAAGTGGACCGTGCGGCAAAAGTCATCGAGGAGAAAGTTGATGCTGAAAAACTTATTGCAACGCTTAACAGTCTGGATGAGCGCATTCGCTCCATCGAAGTCAAGGTGGGGGATGACAAGTGATAGACATCCTCAAGGACAAAACGCCTGCGCCTGCCCAAGCAGAGCAGAAGCCATCAAAGAAATTAAGTGCAAGTATCCTGCTTGCTCTTGCGCTTGCGTGGGTTGTTTATGACACCAGTTACTGGAACAAGTTTATTCCAGATCAGGTAGTTCCTGCTGAGGAGTCTGCTCAGGTTCTGTTTGTAACGAGCGATGACATGGGCAAGGGTCAGGGCCAAGCCAGCATCAGCATGAAGGTTGATGATTTCTGTGACGAACACGGAATAGAAAAGCGGCGGCTTGAAGTTGGTCAAGACACATCCGGTGCGGAGCAGTGGCTGCAAGAGATGGCAGAGATCGGATACGGTCAAGCACCAGCAGTAGTCTTCCGATCCAAGTCCGGTCGGCTCGACTGCATTCCCATGCCTAGCAGCATCGACGATGCTATCTCTGAGATAAGGAGCAGGCAATGAGCGACATTAGTTGGGATGCAAACACCGATGCGGTGTGCGGGTACGAGTCGAGGGACTGGAGCCTTCATCCACAATTCTCTGCTCATCAAGAGTACAGCGGAGCGATCTACCCAAGGAAAGACTGGGTGGAACTGATCGAGCTTCAGAAAAAGAACAGAACAAGCCCGATGGATGTCCACAAGGGAAACAACATTCCGGTGGAAAATCAGGGTCGATATGGATACTGCTGGATGTACGGAACTGTCGGTTGTATCACCAACCGATACGCAGCGCAGGGCATTGACCCTGTGCCTAACTTGAACCCGCACAGTACAGCAGCAATGGGCAAGAGGTACAGAAACCAAGGTGGGTTTGGTGTCGAGGCCACGGGGTACATTCAACAGCGAGGCATCGCTACCTACGACACTTGGCCCCAGTACAGCAACAACAGGTCACTGGAGACTGATTCGAAGGTGATTGCAGACTGCAAGAAGCACAAACTTGTGACCTTCGAGGAGATGCCACGCAACAGCTTCGATGCTGTGATGTCATGCCTCATAGATCCCATCGACCCATCACCATGCACATTAGCATTCTCATGGTGGAGACACTTAGTTGCTGGTCTGCAAGGACTCTATCGAGGCAGCGGAAGAAACATCGAGTATGGCCTTGGCTTCGTTAATAGCTGGGGTGAGAAGTGGGGTGACAAAGGCTACGGCACAGTCTGGAACTCCAAAGCAAAACCATTTGAATCAGTCGCAGTTCGTTCCGTCAAAGCGGTCAAGGAAGGTTAGAGATGAAAGTTTCAAAATTAGTGGACGGTTGTCTGTATCTCGCAGCAGGAACAGTGATCTTCGCAGTTGTAGCTGCCTTCGTCAGTCAGATGTCGGAGGGTGCAACGGCAGAGGAATACGATGCTCACTACGCGCAAGTTTCTGAGCCAATCATCCTGACTGCCTCCGAAGCTGCCGAAGCTCATCTCATCGCTGCCAACAAGCCAGTTCGGTCTGCTGTCAAAAGCTGCGTGAATGGTGCTTGTGATGCAGCCAAGAGCGTTAAAGAAAACAAGCCAGTGCGATCAGCAGTTCGTGCCTGTGGCAAGCGTGTTCGTCGCGGAATCTTTGCACGGTGGAGAAAGCGATGATCTTAGCAACAGTTGATCCAACAACCGTTGGAATGCTGTTGACCGCTTGTGGAATCCTTGGTTCAGCCGTTGGCTTCCTCTACAAGCAGCAGTCGGCATTTCACCGGGACACATCAGAAAAACTTGCAGCTTGTGAGTCAGATCGAGTTGCGCTCTGGGCGGAACTCGCAAAGCAGGCCGGGCGAAAGCTTGACGAACTTAAAAAGGAATTGAGCAGTGATTGATTACCAACTGGACATTAAGCCGTTAGAGGACGAAGGTCTGACTGACGAGCAAATCGCGCAGCACCTCGCTTCGAGGACGCTTCGGCCAATGCA